TGCAAACAGTGCCAGAACTCATTCGTTGTTGTCAGGACGAACAAGCAATGGCGATTACGCCTTCTCCCGCAAATGATGAGTTGGCGAGAGAATGTCGATACTTGACGAATATTCCGACTGCTAGTAGCGTGGAGACAATCCATTCAGCCGCGCCAATGGACATTGGCAATGGCATCGGACGACACAGAGGCTTGGAAATGTCAGAACCATTCCAGTGGTACGTTCCTTTCGACGTCCGAAAGTCAGAAGACTCCGAAGAAATGCTCTTCGGTGGTTTTGTGTCTTCGGAGCGAGAGGACCTGGAGGGTGAAGAGGTTATCCAGAAGGGGCTCAATTTTGACCCATTCGTCTCGCGCGGATGGTTCAATGAGAACCACGAGTCGTCCTTGTCTGGTGGCGGAGTGGTGGGAGTTCCCGTCGAGAACCAGTCAGTCCAGTGGCTCAGCAAAGGTCAACTCGACCCGCTGAATCGCACCGAAGTGGACCGTGGCGGCTGGTACGTGATGGGTCAGATGCTCGATACTCCCCAGGGCAAGTCGATTTTCGATATAGCCTCGGCCTTACAGAAGGCTGGGACATCGCGGCGACTCGGTATGTCTCTCGAAGGCAACGTGACAAAGCGCAACGGGCAGCAGGTCGAAGAGGCTGATGTGCACAACATCGCCCTCACACAACGGCCTGTGAATCCCGACACGACTGTTGAGGTGATCTGCAAAGCTCTCAAAGGCGAGGGTCCTCTCATTACAGATGAGCCCCGTCGTTTGGAGAAAGAGATCCTCGCCCGCCTTGAGCGTATCGAGAAGGCGATGAGCGCAGGCGCTTCCGTCAACGCACCGGGCAGTACGGGCGGCGGTGATGGATTCGCATACAGATCCGAGGACCTGGAGAAGAAGAAGCCTTCCGCACTCGAAGTGTGTGAGGGGGATGTCCAGGCTTCGATGAACAAAATGGCAGAGAACCTGAATTCCGATGGCGGCGACCCCAAGATGAGCCTCGTTCGCGAGGTGGCGGAGTCGTCGGAGGCGGAGTACGGGGAGCAACTCGTCCTGGGTTACGGGGCGGCATACGACGTGATTCGGAAGCGGTACCCAAACCTGACTGACAGTCAGTGCAAGTCGGCAACGAATCGGATCTTCAATCTTGGAGGCAGCTAAATGGACTTCGCAGACATCAATGCGGCGGCGAAGGCGTTCGTGAATCAGCAGAATCAGCAGCCGAAGACTCCGCCCGCCGCGCCCGAGCAGCTTGCGAAGTCTCAGGTGGCACAAACCGAGAAGTTGGAAGGTGAGGTGATGACCGTCAGCACTGACCTCTTCCAGAAGGCGCTCGCCATTCTCGACAACGAGTTCATCCCGAATGAACTCAACACTCCGGACGTTGTGAAGGCGGCAGCCGCTGACACATCCGGCGTCATCAAAGCAGTGGTCGGCCGACTCGAAGGCTCCCAGGCTCTCCTGGTCAAGTCCTTCAACGAGAAGACCTCCGCTCTCAGCGTGCTTCTCCAGAAATCTCTGGAGCAGGTTTCCAACCTGGCCGCACGTCTCGAGGAGTTCGCCTCGGCGCCGATTGGCAATCCGAAGGGTGCCCGCACCGTGATGGAGAAGTCCTTCGTCGCGCCGGACGGACACCTGAGCGCCACCGGTGCAGAGGGAAAGCCCGTTGACCAACTGACCAAGTCCGACATCACAACGGGATTTCGCCTGTTGATCGATGAGGCCGGTCAAGAGTACGCCTCGAATCCGAACCGTGCCAATCAGCAGAAGCTGACGGCGATCGGTACGGAGTCTGGGTCGTTTGCCCTGAGCAACATGCTGTCGAAGGCACGTCGAGCTCAGATCAGCCAGAAGCTCGAAGCAGCACGATAGGCCCGACAACGAGCCGGGCCCTCAAGGGTTAATGCGGCCACGTCGAACACAAGGAGCCAGGGATGTTTCCAAATAGTCAGTCCTTCCTGGGCAACGAGACGGGCGACCACTTTCTCGCGGCCGGACAATACGGTCAGATGACTCGCCAGGAGGTCGGTGACCTCTACAAGGCCCTTGTGGCTGGAAGCGACATCGCGAATCCTGGCACTACGGCCGGCGGTGGTTTCCCTTTCCGCGTCGAGTTTCTCGACAACATGCTCCGGTACCTCACTTATACCGAAGCTCACATCAAACTGTTCCCCGCTCTCTTCAAGGAGCAGGCGACCAACACCGTCGTTGAGTACAACACGGTCAGTGACTACGGCGTCGACGCTGGCGGTTCTATCGCTGAAGGCGATCTGCCCGAAGAGCACGACATGACGATCGCTCGCAACTACGCGACGATCAAGTTCCTGGCCACCATGCGACGGGTCACGCACCCGATGCAGGTCATTCGGTCGGCTCACGGCGACGTCATACGCAAGCAGGCTGAGGCAGGCACGCGTTGGCTTCTTCGCGCCGCGGAGCAGATGTGCTTCAACGGTGACTCCCGGGTCATCCCCGAGCAGTGGGATGGTATTTGGAGCCAAGGCAGCCAGAACGGGGCGACCATCGTCGACCTGCGCGGAGCCCGCCTTTCGTCGGAAGAGCTCAACGAGGGCATCGGCGACGTCACCAAGGACCCGAACTACGGTATGCCGACCCACCTGCATCACAGCGTGCGGTCCCACACCAACCTGTCGAAGGAGTTCTTCCCGAGCGAGCGCTTCTCGATCAACGGTGGTGCACAGACCATCACTCCGGGACACCGCTTCAAGCAGTTCCAGAGTTCTGTGATCGACAGCACAATGGACCTCGAGCCCAACGTCTTCATTCGTGAAGGCGCTGCGCCGATCACGCTCGGAATCGGAAGCGCTGCAAAGCGTCCCGGTGTCCCGGCCATCACGGTGGCAGCCACGGCAGGCGCTGCTGTCGCGACCAGTCAGTTTGGCGTCGCAGATGCGGCCACCTACATCTATCGCGTCGTCGCCGTCAATCGGTACGGCAAGTCGGCTCCGGTCGACACGGCAACAGTTGCCGTCGCTGCGACTGAGAACGTCACATTCACCGTCCAGGACGCTGGTGGTGCCACGGGTTACGAGATCTATCGTAGTCCCGTCGGTGGGGCTGGTGCGGCTGCCACGGCTCTGTACATCACCTCGACGGCCCGCACGGGATTGGCCACGGTCATCACCGACAACAACGATGACCTCCCGGGTACGAGCAAGGCCTACATGCTCCAGCAGAACCCGGAAGCCATCACGTTCTACCAATTGGTCCCGATGATGATGTACCCGCTGGCCCAGATCGACCTCTCGGTCCGATGGGCTCAGTTGCTCTACGGGACGTTGGTTCTCAACGCGCCTGCTAAGCACCTCATCTACAGGAACGTTGGCGACGCTGCTCCATAGGTAGGGCCATGAAGATTCGATGCCAAATGAAAGACCTAGTCTTTCACCGGTATGAAGCCAACGTCCCATTCTACGCGGATGCGCAAGGGATGGTGACGCGGGTGGACGGGCAGCCACTTACTGAAGAGCAAGTGGCGAGCCTGTTGATCTGCAAAGGATTCAGCCTCGTGTCGGATCGGAAACCCAAACCGCCATCTCAACCGGCTCCGCCACCTAAGGCTGTGCCCGCGGTACCTCCATCCCCTGTGGCACCCAAGATGGTGCGGAGCCGGTTGAACGATTTCCCACGCAGAAAACTCAATGCGGCCTTGTCGATGCTTGGTCTCGAGGCCGATGATCGCGCCCGTAAAAGCGTGCTCCTCACAGGACTGTGCAATTACGTGGGTGACTCCAAGGAGCGTTTGGACGAGGTCGTCAACCTCCTGGAGGTCTAGATGAGCCGTCCACGTTTTTGGTGGAATCGAAACCGGAGTGACAACAAGTCGCTCGGGACCATAGCCCAACGCATCTTCAATCGATTTGCCAATGCCGTCGTGACCACTCAGGTCATTGGACAGCCACGGTACTTCGATGACGATGGTGTTGCTCTTGCGTCTATCGCAGTGACGGGCTCAGGCGCTACCGGTGCCCTCACTGCCTCCATCCAGGAAGACATTTCAGAGGCCTTGCCCTTCACTCATTACACGGCTGAACTCGCGAGTGCGGCTGTGGATGACGTGATCGTCTTCCCCGCAGTCCCTGCTGCGAACGACGTTCACTACTACGGGGCGCCGTTCCAGTTCTCGACGGTCAAC